TTTTCGTCTGCTACTTGGTGTCTAAGGCGATCACGGGTACGGATGAGGAAGGAGTTGATTCGCTCGCCCCATGCGTTCCAGTTTGGCCCTAATGGTGGTGGCGGGATTTCTGTACTCATCGCCGTCCGCCAGCCTCAGCATTGATTCGCATTACCCCAACGCGCCAGTCAGCAATATTGGCTTCCTGTACCTTCATGCGAACCTGACGGCCAGTAAAGCGAACAGACGTAGGCTGTGTGGTCAGAGCATACGGCCCATAGCTACGCTGGGTGTCGTTAGGATGGAATCGGGTTTCAAATGTCACATTGACATTGCCGTTGGTATCTTCGTCCGAGATCAATTGATTGACCTTCATTACAGAATCACCTGAACCTAAAGTAATCGGGCCTGATTCTGCGTAAGGCGTTTGATTGCCGTGGCCTGCACCAACAATCTCGTGGTTGTAGGTAATTCCGCCAGCATCAACCCAGATTGGGTTATCGAATACGCCACGGTCTACGCCACAAGTGCGGCTAATTGAGCCAATCGTCCAGTGATTCTGAATGTAGTCGTAGGCTACATACCGATTGTTGTTTGTGGACGCACCAGATGGATAAAACCACCAGATTTCGTTGTGTTCAGAGTTGTGGACGCCAAACACCTTACTAATCTGGTTTTTGTTGATGTCGCGGAATACAGCGTCAGCCACTTCACACGGAAGGTTTTTAGCCACAGAACCGTCAAACACGAAGAATGAATCAAAACCCATCCAGAAAGCGCCCTGATCCACAGGAACGGCAGCCTTACGAGATGCAACGCCACAAGCAGTACCTACGCGCTCAAATCCGTACACATATGGCGGGCCTTGATACGTTGAGATGTGAGCATCAACGTTTGTCAGGATCAAAGTGCGGCCACGCATACGCACACCGCACATGATTTCACCATTGATTTGCAACTCAATGTCGCCTGCTTCGTTAGTAGCGGCAGGTGTCCAAGTTGTGTTGTCCTCGCGATCACACCATGCGATCTTGCGCGGATTGCCATCAGCTTGAAGTGCAAACAGGAAGCGTTCTTCCGTTACAACCAAGCCCTTGCAAGATTCTGGGCTGTTGCTGATCTGTACTGCGTCATTGGCAGTGTTCAACTGCCATTCATATAGCTTGCCGTCAGAAGTACAGCAAGCAACAAGGTATTCGCCCCAGTTATCAAGCGACCAAGTATCTGCTTCTTGGAAGGTATTAGCACCAAAACGCTTCGTGCCGTACAGACCATAACCGTAGAAACCACCACCGTAAGCGCGGTTGATGGAAGCATCTGAGTTTCCGGTAGTAAAGCCAGACGGAGTGATGTCTGTTGGAGTACCAGATGCATTTACATAGACCAGTTCTTCGGCAGAACCGTATGCCTGATTCACGCCTGCTGTGTTGTCCAGCCAAGCATGAGCGGCACGAGGAGCAGCCGTAAATGACCCAGAAAGATCATCGCGCTCAACCCATCCACCAACAGGACGGAGAGAGTTTAGATACCAGCGGACTAGATTCGAGTCACGCCAGCGGTTTGAACCCTCAAAGTCAGTCCCGTTGCGATAAACGCCTGGTGGTATTTGAAGCGGAATCAGTGCCATAGTCTTTTACCAAGAAAGATTGACGATGCCTTGGCCGCTTGTATTGCCGATGCCTTGGCGAACGCCAATAGTCCAACTTGCTGTTCCTTCTGAATAGCCACCATCATAAGTGTAAATGGTTGCCCTACCAGACCCATTATTGTAGTTACGGAATTGAATACCAGCTTCTCCACGGAAACTGCCAGATACCAGATAAACACTTTGTTTCTTACTGGAATCATAGCTGCTTACTTCGTTTAGCGAGATTGACGCAGAAAGATCGCCGTGATTGCTTTCACTGTATTCATTGTAATAACAACCAGCAGATGCAGCGCCAGACTCTAGAGTTCCTGACTGGCCAGAACCAGAATAAGAATTACTGCCTAAGAAATCAAAATCAATATATAACTGAGAGTCAACGTTGCCTGTAAATGAAAAGGCATTAGTGCTTAAAGTGGACTCTACTGAATAAACTGGGTCGGGATAGCTGCGTACAGCCCCTGTTGCTGACGCAAGTGAAGTCGCTCCGCGCTTAATCTCTGTAGTTGTGTTTCCGGTTGAATTAGCGGCAACAATAATCGTCAAAGACTCGCCAGGAGTTGTAGCAAAGCTGCCCGTTGAGTTAGTGCTTGCTCCTCCACCGCCAGCGCCCCAGATGTTATACGTCATTGTTTGGACGCCAGCAGGTACGGTCAGCGAATATGAACCTGAAGTCAAATATTCTGCATCGCCCGGCTCATACAAAACAGACTTCCAAGATCCGCCTGTTTTTACATAAACATCAAGGCAGGATTTCCAGACCCCACCAGTCTTTACAAAGACTTCTTGCGCTTGTTTCCAAACGCCAGATTGTTTGACGTGCAGCGTCATTAGCTAACCTTGTACCAAACATCGCCATCAGATCCACCTGATGGACTTGATGTTGAGATGGTTTTTGTGCCGTAAGAGTTTGTCCCAACGCTACTTGCTGTAATAGTAAATCCAAGATTTGAAACGGCTCCAGAAGCCGTTGATGAGCCAGTTCCGCCATTGGCGACTGAAAGGTCAGTTCCAGACCAATCGTCGTTATTTACGGTGCTTTTTGTCGCAAGGCTTGCAAGGCCAAGATTTGTTCTGGCCGTAGCAGCATTGGTCAAATCAGAAAGATTGTTTGCTTTTACAGCCTTAGCATCTAACTGCGTCTGGATCGCGCTGGTTACGCCGTCCAAGTAATCAAATTCAGCACTGGTTACGCCAGTGTCATACAGGCTTTTTGCGTAATTCAGTTCGGTTGCTGAACCTGTGTAACCGTCAAGTTTGTTGATTTCGGCGGTAGTTGCAGTAACACCATCCAGAATATTCAATTCTGCTGTTGATGCTGTGATTCCATCCAGCACATCAAGTTCTGCTGTGGTTACGCCCGTAGCCCGAAGATCCTTTGCGTAATTCAGATCATCAACCGTTCCTGTAAAGCCATCCAGCTTGTTCAGTTCAGCCGCACTGGAGGTAACAGCAACACCACCAACTTTCCACTGGCCTTCGGTCAGGTTTGGCTTGATCGCAGTCGTGCCGTCAAGGAGATCATCAACAGAATCCCAATTTTCGTTGGATTTTGTTCCCCATGTATCTTCGGAAGCGCCGATTTCAGGCTTCGTCAGGCCATAGGTGGTAGTCGTAGTATCAGCCATCTTAAATCCCCTTTAGGCGGCCAGTTTTGTCCATTGTACGGTTACAGAGCGTTCGTTAGAAGCCAGTGGTTTCTCTGAGAACGCAAATGAACCCAAAGTGTTCGGTCGGAAAGAACTGGCTTGAATGTCTTTTTCTTCGCGGGTTTTGTTCCACGGATCTGCTTGTTCGGACAATTTTGTCCAAATTGTTGCACCTACAGCAATCGGCTCCCATTTCTCGCGTCCTACGGCTGCAACAGAAGACGTAACCGATACAAGCCCAGTTCCAAGTTTGACGTAGCCAGCCTCAGCAAATACACGGGCTTCCACGTCAGAAAGCCCACTTCCGTTCCTAATCCGCAAGTAGGAAATGCTGGCTGAGGACTGAGAATCTGTCTGAGCCGCTCCATCTCGCACTCTAACGGCTTCTGCCGTGTTGGATGCAGATGCACTTGTTGTGCCGCCTCCAACTCTTATGCGGCCTGCTATGGCCGTCAGAGAGGCGCTGGCAGTGCCTGTTCCAGATACGTTACGGAATCGAATCCCTACGCCAGCAACAGAGGATTCAACCGCTGAAATTGCCCCACCTGTGCGTACTCTCGTTGCAGCAGCGGTATTTGTAGCGGAGGCAGCCGCACTCGCAGAAGCATTTTTAAAGACGATGCCGAGATCGCCTATCGCTGCTCCTGAAAGTGCGGATACCCCAAGCATTATTCAGCTTCTAAACTAACCTTCAGCCGAGCCATGAATGCCTCACGGCCTACTTGTAGCTGATCCAGATTGAAGCGGGTGCTGTTGATCTTGCGATCCAGATCCGCTACATGATTAATCAGAACTTTCTGTTCGTCAGTCAGTTGATCTTCGGTGTATTCAACATCATCGATCACGATAGTCTGTGTTTTTTTCTCAGACATTACGCTTTCTCCTAAGTTAAGCCGATTACTCGGCGGTGTTCCACGGCATACCAGCAACGGTAGCCGGGGCTTTTGCTGCTTCGATCTGTGAAGCAAGATTGGCTTCGATTTCATCCTTATCCAATGAGTTCTGCACCCAACCGATGACGGTTTCTTCGGTGAGTTCATCAAAAGGCGTGAAGGATTCTTCGCTCTGGGTGTAGCCCACAGTGCC